GCAGCAGTAGCACTGGCGGCAGGACCTATTACGAATTGTTTAACAGCAATTGACATCTTAGTAAATAATTAATTAGATTGCAAATTCAATCAGACCCATTTTGTCTGCAACACAATACAAACCACAGTCAGAAAGAATGTGGAAGTCAACTCCGTCAACATCAGAAGTACCCAAAGATACAGACTGACCACCGCTCAAAGCAGCCTTAATGGTTGAAGGATCGCTAGACTCCAAACCAATCATACCAGGAACGTAGTTGGCAAGCAACTCATCTTGGTTGAAGTGGTATTTCTGAAGAGCAGCAATAGTTCCAGAACCATCAGCAGCAGGGATAGGAGTCAAGTCGATGAAGTAAATAGAGTTACTCATACGAGGCTTACCGTTAACGGCAGACAATTCACCACGGAACATCTCGTCATCCAACAAAGACCAACGAACGAATTCGATTTCCAAACCAGCGTAAGCATACTTCATTACGTTCAAACCAGTTACTGAAGTTCCACCCAAGGTGTTAGCAGTACCAGCGAACTTAATGTAGTCACCCAAGATAGTTTGCAAACGAGCCATAGCAGCAGATCCCATCAAAGCAACCAATTTACGTCCACCTTCAGCAGATACACGAACCATTTGCTCCAAGAAGTCGTTGAATACAGACTGAGTCAACTCAGAAGTCAAAGACATATAAGAACCACCGTTGTTGATGATTGACCAACGCAAACCACCAGTAGTGAAGTATTCACCATTAGGTCCAGTTTTGATAGCACGCTCAGAGAAAGCATATTTATACTCCAACTGTTTAGCGAAAGCCTTCAAAGTCAAATCGTCATAAGACCTCCACCAGAAATCGCCATTCCACTTCACGAAAGAAGCGATACGATCTCTACGAGATTGGTGTGAACTTTCACGAGTTACCGCAGTCAAAGCAAAGTCGGTATCAGGTGTGTAGTTCAAAGTGGTTTTACCAGTTGAGCTACGGTTAGCAGAAGCATCAAAGAAACGCTTAGCCTGAGTGTTAGCCACAAAGTGGGTACCAGCAGTCAAAGTTGCAGTTGTGTGAGGAGCAACAAAAATTTTGTTACCAGAAAAATCCACATCAGTAACCAACGCTTGAACCAAGTTACCATCAGCAACGATATCACCAATACGGAATTTGCTTGCATCTTGTACAGGTACAGACATCAAAGATGTACCAGTAACAATTGCACCGTTGGCAGTAATTTTAGAGTAAACACCCAAGTTTCCCAAAGAAGAGATTTCTACTTTTGCCTGTGGGCTAGAGATAGAACTCGCCAATTTAGAAGTCAACTGGGTCAAGACGTTATAGCCGAAGTCTTGGCTATAAACCATTGCCATTTTGTTAGGCAATGAAAGTCCTTTAAGCAATAAAGATTGACTTAATGGAAGGTTTGAAATAGTTGCCATTTATGTTATTTTTTTAGTGTCCCTTTTTGTTTAGCCAGGGAACATAGCTACAAAAGCCTCTTGTGCGGCCTCAAGTCCAGAACCAACAACTCTTCCTCCACCAGTCATATTTTTAGAAGGATTAGTAACCTCTTTGATTATCTGATCCCTTCCTTCATTTTTGGCTTTGGTGATGTTGGCCCTCATAAGATCCTTTCCATACTTTAGCCATAGGCCAATGGAATACATCTTTTCAACGTCAAACGAACCATCGGCTCTCTGAAGGGTAAACTCTTTGTCAATAAAGCTCTTCAAATCCTTGGACATTTCGTCTGTGATTTTCATGCCATACAACTCTTGACCTACCACTTGCTGAGAAAATGATTCTAATTCAGCATTGTATTTTTGAGCAACGGCTTGTTCTTGTTCAGCAAATTTATCATTAGAACTAGTCAACTGTTTCAGTTTATCTTGGTTCTTCTGATTGTACTGCTGCTTAAAAGATTCAGCCCATTGTTTCTTTTGGAAAATGGAAGCGTTATCGTATTCATAGATTGCTTGTTCGAGTTCTTCACCCTCCAAGCCCATAAATTCTTTGATTCCATTTTTTACAACCTGTTCTTCACTCCAAGTACTAATGTCATCAACTTTATAGTCGTTGACAAAGTCCTTTAGAGTTTTGCCAGATTTCTTATACTCCATCAACAACTTCAAGTCTTCATCCAAATCGGTTTGGGCTTGTGGTTGCTGAGGTTCGTTTTTATCTGTTGGCTTTGGATCAGCAGGAGCTGGTTCATCGCTTTCCCACCATTCTTTAGCAACTGCGGTTACGCTATCGGTAATCTGAGGATTAACCGGAGCAGCAACAACAGGCTCAGCAGGTGTGGGTTCTGCTGCTACAGGAGCAGGCGTAGGCTCTGCTGGTGTTGGCTCTACTGCTGTAGGAGCCACAGGGGGAGTCTGATTTCTCAATTGATCAGCAATATCCGATAAAAAGTTTTCACTCATATATTTTTCAAATTTAGTATAATATATACAAATTTACAAATATTTTCTATTGGCCCATCATTTGAGCCATCATTTCTTCTTCAGCAACTGCTCCGTCTTCAGCGGTCGGCTCTTGCGACATACCTGATTTCATCGCCTCTTTTGCTAATTGAGACTGAGCCCCAACTTCAGCACGATAGTTTGCACCTTCCTCTTTCATTCCAGCAACTTGCTGTTGTGCAGCCATTTGCTGTTCTTGTTGAGCCTGCTGCATCATTTGCATCATTGCCTGTTGCTGTTGGGCCTCACGCTTTTTCTTATTCATAGCATATTTGAGGTCAGCCAACAACTCAGTATAACTTCTCGCCTGTTCGATAGTAAGATAATCAAACATATCAATCTGTTGGTTCTGCATAGCCGCCTGTGCCAAAGACAACAAACGCTCACGAGATGCGTCATCGATAAAGTCTTTTACTTTGATGTAAACGCCAAGTTCTTCCATTTGGAAATCTTTGGTGATCTTCAACCATTGTTTTCCACGAGTACCAACTACAGGAATTTCATCTTCGGACTCAGAAATCAATGATACTTTATACTGATTCAAACTGAAGGCAAGATTCTTTTGGAAGAACTCAATAAAGCCTTGGTATAGGTAAGATGTACCCAAGTTAGATTGAGCAATTGTACCTGCCTGAGTTTTGGCTCCGACATAACCACTTTGTTGACCAAGAGCAACTTTTGGAATGTTCACAATCTCTTCCATCAAACGCTCTTCTTCTCTACGAAGATTTATCAATTGGTTTACGTTAGGATCGAGTGTCATATCGACTACTTCCACCATACGAGCATCTTGACCTGCCACAAAGTCTTCACCAGTAGCAGAGCCATCAGTAACGTGGATACCCAAGCGTTCAAAATCAGAGATAACATCTTTGGCAGTTGAAGTACCGAGTTTTTGTCGGTTGATGATATACACCTTGCCTTTAGCACGGTTCATCATTTTGGTTATTTCGTTTGTGATGTAATCGATGCGGTCCTGGTGTTGGTGCAAGCGAGCAACTACAGAACGATTTTCTCCCATTACCATATTCGGGATAAACACTTTCAATGGCAATTCTACATCTCCGGGATTGTCGTGTTTACGAACTTGGTTGGTAACCTCTTCCCAATCTACAACATATTTGTTTCCGATGAGAGTACCTTTGTAAACCGTCTTGGTCCAAAACTTACTCTTGCGTCCGTTTCTGATTTTAGAAATATGGGTGTTGCCAAATTTATCTTTTGACTCTTCGTAACCCAAATCTTTCATACCAATCCAATAGCCGGTTACACAGGCCAAAGTTGGAAGGTTGTTAAAGTTAAACGCCCAGTTCGTTGCATATGGATGTGTAGTCAAATCCAAAAGCTGATACAGGTTGTTCATTGTGATTTCTTTGATTTCTGTAATCTCCTCTGTAGTAAGCCATTGCTGATATCTTTCGATTACATCCGTAGTATTCAACCAATCTACTTTCCCAACAAATCGGGCATCAGAATTAAAGTCATCATCCTTCGCCATATCTACAATCAAGTTATGGGGGAGTATGACATCAAAGTATTGCTTTGCATTTTCAACTCTGTTTTCAATACCTACTCTACCTCCGAGTAAGGTATACAAAAATGCTTGCTTGAGTTTATTGCGATAGTCATTACGAAGAAGAATATCTTCTGCCATACGCATACCGATTACTTCGGTGTACTGCCTGTAGTCATACTCCATATAACGATACACATCTTCAGGACTTTCCATTTTTTCAGTATCGTTACCCAAAGGGGCGTATTCAACTCCGTAATCAGCCAATGTTTCAAAAATCTCTGGAGCGTCAAACATCAACAATGCTTTCTCCAAGATTTCAGTTTTCTTGTTCATTGCCGCTTTACTTTGAGCCTTTACAGATGGTTCGATATTCTCAATCATCTTGATGGCGTTACCAACCATAAAGTCAACCAAAGAGGTCACCTTTTGTCCATTAATCCATACTGTTGGAAGGTCGCAGTTGTTTTGGTCTTGAGTTGTGTAGTAGTAATCTTTGTTTGATTGTCTGCCAAGGTAGTATGTGTACATACGAACAATTTCATCAATAGGATTTTCCAAATCGACTGATTGACGAACTCTAGAAATACGATCATTTCTTTTGTTGAAATGACTCATTATGAACTGAAGATTCTCCTTGTACCAAATTTTAGTTTTCTCACTTTCTGACAAAAACTGCTTTGGTTGATTAGTTATAGTAAACGCCATTGATTACAAATTTATGCAAAAAGGTTATAAAAAAGAAATGCCCTTTTATCAAAAGAGCATAGTTAGGGCATTTTAGATAATAAGTTATCCGAGTACTACAATACATTTGCTTACGGAACCAGCAATAAACCATACCCCCCTTTCCCCCCTTTCCTAAAAAGCGTGTGCTTTTTTGAAAATTGGTTAAGAGTGGCTGGTTGATTCTGCAAGCGACTTGCTTTACTCACCAGACGGCTTGGAACAATACCCCCATTACAAATTCTACCGTGCTGCAATATTAAACCTCTTTTTTTGAATTATCAAATTGAAAAAGTCTAGGAGTGCAATTTTTTATGTAGAACTCGATAAATTCCGCTCCCTTGACAACCATAACTTTCTCAATTACAAGGCGAAAGATGTATTTGTCGTTGAAGTTATATTTTTTTTGAAGGATGTCTACAAATGGCTTTACGACATTGTCTGCATCTGAGGCGATGTTACTTACGCCTACAATCAGAGATAACTCCAAAGGCTCTTTGGATTGTTTGAAATCAAAAGGTGCTAATCTGAGTAGCATCTCTTTTTCGTAGGCTTGATAAGTTTTTGTTTTGAATCGTTTCCCTTGCCAACATTCATTGACGGAAAGTGGTTTAATTTCTACCCTGTCTGAAAATAGAAGGATAGAGTTCTTTAAGTGTTTTGGCATTTGCTTCTAGATCGTTAAATAACAATAAATCAACCGGCAAGCCATAAAATTCGGCTACCGCTATTGCAGTTTTGATGCTATTGATGGTGTAACTCCCATAAATAACTTTGTTTAGATTCAAGTCTGGTTGTATACCCATAGTTTCCTGAATCAGATTCGATGTCACTTTCTGCTTGTGTAAAGAAGCAAGGTAGTTTATATTCTTTTTGAATAAGTCATTTATCGCATTTTGTTTCTTTGCGATAAGTTTGTCATAATACTCACCTCTGATGTTACCGATGAGTTCTGTCTGAACTACAATGTTTAAACCTCTTTTGCGAATCTCAATGATTTTTCTTTCGAGGTCATCAAAAGTCATTATTCAGAAATTTTAGTTTCGAATTCTCGAAGGTAGGCTTGATTTTCATCGATACATCGTTTTACTTCCTTCATCACTAAAATTAACTTCTGATGATCGACTAAACTTTTTCCATTGAGAATGTTGTATACATCGTATTTCTGTATACCAAACTTAGAAACTCTGTCTACGATACGAGCCATATCGCCACGCTTTAGTTTGCCTTTTAAATCAAGCACCCGGTCTTTTAATTCGTTATTCATAATTTCTTACAATTTTACGAAAAAACATTGAAATTACAAAATATTCTACTATATTCGCATCACATAATAGAAAAAATATGGGTTTAAACAAAGGACTAGGTGCTCGTGAGTACCTGACAATTAGAGAAGGCAAAGTTGCCAAGTATTTAGGTGAGAAGAAGTACGAATTGTATGATTCAATTGAAGGTTACATTGTTGGTATGAGTACTCGTGATACGCAGTACGGCCAAGTATTGAACATCGATTTGATGGATGACAAGTTGTACCAATTCCAAATTAGAATCAAAGGTGAGGAGAAACCAGGACAAGCTGCTAAGCAGACTTCGTATTTCATCGCTTTGGCTCATTGTTCTCCAAACATTGATCCATCGAAGAAAGTTGAGTTCATTCCATCTTTGAAAGAGATTGATGGTAAGAAGCGTTCTGCTTTGTTCATCAATCAGAATGGTTCGACTTTGAAGTGGGCCTTCAAGAAAGGTGACGGTATGCCGGATCCCGAAGAAGTGTTCAACAAAAAGGGCGAGTTGATTTCAATCGATTGGAGCGAGGTTGAGGCTTTCCGTATGGATAAGATTAACGAATTCAATACTCGTGTCCAAGAGGCTGCCGCTGCCAACAAAATGATGGCCGGTGAGGTAGAGCAACAAGATTGGCAGAAGTTAATGCCAGAGCCAAATGAAGAGGCTTCAAGTTCTTCATTTGACGATGACGATTTACCATTCTAATGTCAAGAGGAGTTAGTAATACTAATCTCGCTGCAAAAATCGGAAAAAGGGTTGAACCTGCTCATATGAAACACTATGGGCAGGAACAACTTTCGATTATTCGTCAGTCGAGTTTAAAGGCGGCACTTAATTTCGTTGAGATTATTGCACCAAGATTAAACGGAGAATTTGCAGTTAGCGATTTCAAAAAGTTTACTTTTGAGATGGCCGAGGAGTTTGAAAAATGGGTAACACGAGATGAAACTGGAGATAGTAAGAATAAGTAAAGACGAGCAATATCAGGAGTGGTTAAACTTCCGTGAAAGGGGTTTGGGTGCTTCTGAGATTGGAACCTTGATGGGTGTAAACTCGTGGAAGTCTCCAGCAGAGTTGTACTACCAAAAGATTGGTGTAATTCCACAAAAACAGGTGGAAAATATGCCGATGTTTATGGGAACAATCCTTGAGGAAACCGTTGCTGATATTTTTGAACATTGGGAAACGGATGAGAAGACAATGATTGAAAATTATCGTAAAGGTGTAAAAGTTCGTCATCTTTATGAACCTACAGGTTATATTGTGAACCCATTGTTCCCCCATTTGTTCTTTTCTCCTGACCGATTGATTGTAAGTAAGGACATCCGTGTTCGCAATTCTACAATCAATTTGGAGAATGTAGATGCGATTGCTGAAATCAAGACTATCAGCGGTTGGAGTAGCAAACAATGGGAGGGTGGAATACCGCCATCCTACTACTTGCAACTTCAGACTTATATGATGGGGCTTGGTGTATCAAAGGGGTACTTGGTTGTTTTGGAAGATGGAAGAAACTTCAAGGTTCACGAGTACGATGCCGATGAGGAAATCATTAGCTCAATCATTAATATCACCACGGAGTTTTGGAATCGTGTTCTTTTGGGCCGTGAAGCATTCGCCAATGGGGGTGACTACGATCAGTATGCACCACCGCCAGATGGTACAGAGGCTTATGCTGAATACTTGAACGAGCGATTCTCCAACCCTGAAGACAAGACAATTGCTTCTACCTCGGAGATTGACCAACACATTTTGGACTATTTGGCCATCGGGTCTCAGATTAGTGGCTTGGAAGACGATAAGAGAGAACACGCCAATATGATTAAGACACATATGGGTAACTCCTCGATTATCAATAGCGAAGTAGCCAAAGTAACTTGGAGACCGAATAAGAACGGAACCAGAGTTTTCAGAATCAGTTAATGAAAGGCGATCTGCAATGGTACAAGGCTATGTGGTCAACACGACAGAATCATCAATGCGAAGAGTGTGGACTACGTCTACCTCATTTCAGTCCAGCATTCATCTCACATATCATTACCAAAGGAAGTTATCCGAGTTTGAGGCAACATCCCGAAAATTGGATGCTATACTGTATGGATTGTCATCAGAAATGGGAATTTGGGAAGAGGACGGAGATGAAGACTCATACGAGAGCGTTGGAGATTGCTGATCGCCTTAAAAGAGAATATCATGAATCACGGTAGTTTATTTAGTGGAATTGGAGGATTTGATCTAGCAGCGGAGTGGATGGGTTGGGAGAATAAGTTTCATTGCGACATCAATCCTTTTAGTAGAAAATTATGTAGTTTTTATTGGCC